AAGTATGGGAGGTTAATTCCAGTCATACGGATAACACGCGAGTAATGGATTTTAGTTCCTAGTGTTTGATCTACTCCCGCCGTGATGTTGTTCACGATTGAGTAATAGCGAGGCAGTCCCGCTTCGGCTCCTTCATCAACTCCGATAAGGTCGTCGAGTGATGGTTGCAGTTGCCATCTATCATACGTCACAAGCCCTTTAAAAGCCCCCTTTGAGATTGTATCCATATTAAGAGGAGTTGATAGGTCTTGCCCTTCTACAATCATCACAACGATTGCACCACCGTAAAGGCGTGACCATTTAATCGCGTCGGTTATGTCGCCCCATATTCCCATTCGAGTGAATGAGCGTTCAAGTTCCATTGTTTCGGAAGGATCGCCCGCGTGTCTAAGTTCAATTTTGGCGCGGGTCATATCTTCTGCGATAGCGTCTACTATCGAACCAACCATCCAGCTACCTCTATACGCATTTTCAAGTTGAAGACGATTACGTGTTATGAGGTTCGGCTGATAATGTGCCTGACTAATGTTATTGTCGACCATCCCAACACCAAGGCGTGAGTTTAATGAGGCGAAACCATCGACGACGCTAGTATCTGATGTCTTAAATGTGCGTTTTTTATTTTTTCTCATTCTTATGCCTTTATGTTAAATTATAGCAGTTTACCAACAATATTAGCAAACTCTATAGGGTCTTTGGAGCTCTTGGATAGATTACACTTAGCACAACTAATTACAAGGTTTGAAAGTGTATGTTCACCGCCTTTTGATAAAGGAACGTAATGATCTATATGGACGACTTTGTTTTTTAGAGAAGTATTACACCAATAACAAATTTTAGCAGTTTGTTGAAGTTCTAACAACTGTGGAGTTGTTACATCACCTTGTTTTTTTACGGCACGTCGTTTGTGTTCTGAGTTTACTTTGGACGCTTTACCTTTTTTAGTTTGATGATATTGCTTTCTTTGTGAAATCATTTTTTCTTTGTTTATTTCACGATATTGTTTTATGTGCCCATCTTTATGCTCTTCGTAATATTGCCTTTTTAATTCAGATATTTTTTCTCTATTGTTCTCTCGCCATTGTTTTGTACGTGTAGCTATACACTGTTTGTTTTCTTCCCGATATTTCTTACATCGTGTTGAACTTTCCACTTTATTTGATTCATAGTGTTGTTTTTTTCGTACAGTTATGCGCTCTTTATTATTTTCTTCGTATTGCTTTGCGCAAGCTTTACACTTTGTTTGCAATCCATCTTTATATCTTTTGGATTTACTAAACTCATTTAATGGCTTATCTATTTGACATTTATTGCAGTATTTTATTTGGTTGTTTAGCATTGTAGGATTCCCGTCCACATAAATTGATAGAAGATAGGAGGACGGGAAATCTGTACCTATCCTCTATCAATCTCATAACAGTGTAATTATATCATATTCGCAAATAGGTTAGCTTTATTTTTTATCATTGGCTCTATCCCATAACGTATCCCATCTATGTGATGGTTCCATGCGTCTACCACGTCTGGAAGTATATCCCCAGTTAGTCGATGGACTTTATAGCTGTATTTTGAAAATTCTTTAATCGTGTGATGACACCTAGGATGAATGACAATCTTATAATTTAAAAGAAACGATATGCCCGCCTCAACACTTCCCGCACCTTTCTCGGATGCGGAAACCCTAAACCCTTTGCGCTTCATGTGGCTTATGAGTTCAGGACGGGCGCAATCGGCTCGTACATTGTACTTTTTAATCTCGGGGATTGTTTCCCATAGTTCTGGTATGTCGTCAATCTCTGTATGCTCCCCATGTGCTTCGTAATCGATATAAATAGTCTTACCCTCAATCCATAGGCGGTTAATAGCATTTGGGTCATTTGCATAGCCCCAGTCAGCCCCAAATATAAACTCTGTTCCGTATGGTGGGTCAATCTCTCGTATTTCGTAATTCTTGAATATTTGAGCCTCTGACATTTTGCGATATTCACCGAGCCAAACGTGACTAAATGTATCTGGATTATTTCGTAAGTGTCTATCCGCTTCATCCTTTAGAGTTTGTGGCAATAGTTTGTTTTGTGTGTAGTTTACATGGATACAGATAGAGTTGTCATCTTCATCTATAAATAATTGTTCTACCGGATCGTCCGCTTCGTTTGGATTCCATGAGAATAATATCTCCGAGCCTTCCGCTCTTATCGTCGGCAGTAATAATTCAAGTGATCGAGCTGATATACTTTGCGCCTCTTCAACCCATGCGGTATTAAACCCCTCTAACGATTTAATAGAGTCTGCTGTGTGATCTTGCATACCTTGGAATATCATTACGCCAGTGCCACCTATGCGACGAATCTCCGTGAGGGTAATATCAAATAGGTGTGAGGCATTGAACTCTCGTATCTTATCTTCGACGAGTTTTTTGGCTGAAAATTTGAGGGACTTTTGAATCTCACGGATACAGACAACACAATGGCTATCATCGAGTATCATACGCTCTACTACGTCCTCAGCGAAGAAGTGAGATTTACCCGAATTATGATTTACTATCCCATTAGATAAATAATTATTTGTATTATATACGTGCAAGTCCCAATATTTAAGGCGGGAGTGCTTGCTGATGTGTCTAATTTTAGATATAATAAATGTATCTTTTTTTATAGGAGCATACAATGAAAAATTATCGTGACCGTAGGGCTGAGGCTTGTAATATTGCATTTCAAGGGTTCGAGCCTGATTTTTTGAAATGTAGGGACAAAGAAGAGGCATTTTTAATTCTTGATATGGCGAGAGATGGGTTTCTTTCTGAGGAGATAGGCGAGAAGATTGGGAAAACTCCAAAGGCTGTACAAAAGTTTTTTCGTAGGTATAATTTCCCATGTTTGCATAATATTGAAAATTTACGCATGGAAGAACAGCCGATGTGGAATGGTGGGACAAAGTTAGTGAAAGGATATTTATATAAGCGAACTCCAAATCATCCGCATAAAACAAAGCATGGGGGCTATGTAGCTGTTCATCGTCTTGTTGTTGAGGACAAAATAGGGCGTTATCTTTTAACGACTGAGGTCGTAGATCATATTGATGGAGATATAACAAACAATAACCCTGATAATCTACGTATTTTTGCTTCAAATGCTGACCATTTGCGGGAAACTCTTGCGGGTCGTTGTCCGAATTGGTCTGAAGAGGGTAAGAAAGCTCTTGACAAGGCAAGGTCACAACCTCGTCGCACATGGAAAGGTCTCTTAGTTCAACCCATCCATTAGTAGTTAAAAACTTATGTTCATCGGTCGCTATAATTTTGCGACCGCATTCCAACTCAACATCAAATAAATCTTCTTCAGAGCACTCGTACGCTTCAGTTGCTATCGCAATAACCAAATCTCCATTATGCCAAGAGTAAACAGCTCCACCCTTAAAGTCACGTATTTTTACTTGTCCACTAGGGGTATCAATCAAGGTATCAGGATGGACACAACCACGCCCACCTTTTAACCCCTTGTATCGCTTCGGGTAAAGCATAGGCTCTAAGTGTCGTGGCGTTTCAATCGTTAAGTTGCCCTGATCGTCAAGACTAATCAACTATTTTTCTCGTTATGGTTTGGATACCGACGTTTGTTTGGGTGTTTACGTTAATCGAGCTTGTAACCTCTTTGCCTTTTAAAAGCTCTTTGCCACGATAAGCCGCGTTCATTACATCGAGGTAATCGCCTCCCATCATTTCGACAGTTTCAAAGGCTTGCATCCCGCCGCCTACATTTAGCTTCTCTGATTTAATACCCTCATCGACGAGCTTCTCTAATTTCTTCATCGTCTTTGTAACGAGCCGTCCCGCTACTAAATCAAACTCGCTTTCAGTACGGATACGATCATAAACCGCTTCGAGTATTTCGGGTTCTTCTATTTCCATTTGCCCTAAACTACCCGAAACCTCACTTAACCCCGTCATTATGGATTTTGCATTGCCCGAAACAATCCATTTTTTTTCATAGATTTTATTGTTTAGGGTCTTTTCTTCAATGCCGTGTTTTCTGCAAATACGCTCTTTGTCTATTCCCGCTTTAAAGTCTGCCTCGATAGCTTTCCAATCGTATTTAGATGGTCGTGCCATTAAAGTACCCCCTTTCTAATAATAAATATACTTAAACTATATCTAAAACTATTCATTTAAAACAAAGCCCCAATTGAGTTAGCAAACTGTATAGGGTCTTTTGCACTTTTTGTTAAATTGCACGATTGACAACTTACTACCAAATTACTTAGCGTATGCTCACCTCCTTTTGAAAGAGGCACATAATGATCGATATGTACTTTTACATTTTTGAGAGAGCATTTACACCAATAGCAAACTTTTGCGTTTTTTTGCAATTTTAAAATCTGTTGCGTAGTTGCATCCCCTTGTTTTGTTATTGATCGCCTCTTGTATTTATAATTTTTTGAAGATATTTTTCTTGCTTGTGTTTGCGAATAAATTTTATTATATTCTTTTAATTTGTCTTTATTCTTTCTTCTAAGTTCTGTAATTTTTTCTTTATTTGCTATCTGATATGATTTTGCACGTAACGAAATTTTTTCTTTATTGTTTATAGTGTAAATTTTTCTTCTTTCTATATTTCTATCTTTGTTTTTATTATTATAAATTTTTAAGCGTAACGAATCACACTGCTTGCAAGTCACTCTAATTCCATCTTTTCTTGACCTATCTTTTGAAAATTCAGAGATAACCTTGTTTATTTTGCACTTTGAACAGCATTTATAATCTATGTGTAGTTTTATTGTTTCCATGAAGTTCCACCTTCTTTAAAATTGAAAGAATGGGCATAGAAGGTGGAAACGTCCCGCCCACTCTGTCAATTTCAGACAAAGGTATTATACCATATTTGCTCTTGACTGTATACCATTATAAAAGTCTCCCAAATAGTTT